CCAACCATAAGTAATCTCCCCAGCACCCGCCTGCGCGCTAAAAAACACATCAACAGCATAATCATTTGGATTTTCTATCACAAAATCAAAGCCGTGATTGCCACTATGGCGATAGCTTTGGTTAAACACCTGCCCATCAATGCAATATTTTTGCGTTTTTTCAATTTGCATATCTTTTGCCTCTCACTTATCTTTTTAAAGCTCTCTTAAGCCTTTTTTGCCGCGCCTGCAGTATTTTTTGCGCTAGCGCCCGAATTTTGCTCCTCTGTCTCTGCGGGCAGCTTTTCTGTAGGCAGCGCGGGCGCTTTATCTTTATCATCTTGTGTAGGCAGTGGCAGCACCTCACTCCAAGAGATGATGCAAATCCCGCCACTTGCGATAGTTATAGGCACATTTTCTTTAAGCTGTAAAACCGCGCTTTTGCAATCGCCTCTTTGCCCATAGCCATTTGCATTCCCCGCGCCTCCATTTGCGCTCAAAAAGCTCCCAAAGCTGCTTGCACCCCCACCACTCCATGAATTTGTCGCACCAGTCCCACCGCGCAAAAACACAAAGTAAAATTCCACATCTTTTTTAAGCTCAAAAGTCCCGCTAGCGCCAAAAGTTTGGCTTTTGAAATTTGTGCCATAAGTTTGCTGCGCTATTCTAATATTATTCACAATTTGCGTTAAATCCGCCACCTGCGCAGGCACACTATTATGAATAGCCTCTAGAAATGAATCTTTATTCATTGTCATTTCATTTAAATGCGCATCTTTGCTCACGCGCATAGTTTCTAAATGCGCATCTTTTTGTGTCTCTAAGGTTTTTAGGTGTGTCTGTGTTTGCGTATCTAGCTGCGTGCTTAGCGTGCTTTTTAAATCCTCTAGCTCTGTTTTATGCGCATCTTTCTCATGGCTAAGTTGTGTGGATAAATTATTCTTTTGTGTATCTAAATCTTTGCTATACGCATCTTTGTCATCGCTTAACTCTTGGCGTTTTTGTGCAGTGTGCGTATCAATAGCACTTATGCTTTTATTTTTTGTGTCCTCAATCTCTTTAAGATACGCGCTCTTTATAGATTCAAATTCAGCCTTTATAGCCTCAAAATACAGCAAAAACGCCTCGATTTTCTTATGCGTTTGATTAATTTGCTCTTGCTTGCTAGCAAAGTTTGCCTCTAGCTCGCTTCTTGTTTGCTCTAAAAAGTTCTGAAAATCTCTCAAATCCTCCAACGCCTCTTGCTTTTGCGCTTCTAGCTCATCGCTCAAAGTTTCTTTATGCTCGCTTAATTCCGCGCTTAGAGAGGTTTTTAGCGCTTGGAGATTATCGCTTAGAGTTTGGGCAAGCTGCTTAAATTGCGCAATAGATTCTGTGCTAAGCTTTGTAAAGTTTGCCAACAGGGCATTAAATTTATCCGCATATTCTACAAAATAATCTTTTTGCGCCTCTAGAGCTTTAAGCTTCTCTAGCTCCTCTTGTATGAGTAATTTTGTAGCATTAAACTCATTTTGCTCCCTCTGCACATCTTCTAGCACCTTTACGCACGCGCGCAAATTATCACTCACACTTTTAGCATTTAAATTTGTATTTTCCTCAATTTGTGAGGCTATTTTTACTTGCGCTTTAATGTTTTCTAGCATTTGCGCACTTTGGTTTGAATGATTCTCAAAAAGTTCAATTTGCGCATCTACTTTCTCTAAAAATTGCGCGATGTGAGCCTTTAGCTGCTTCATTTTTATCCGCTATTTTATCGCTCTGGCTTTGTATTTCTTGCAAAGATAGCTCATAATTCACATACACTTCGCGGGAGAATAAAAGCAAAAATTCCATACCTTTTAAGCTTAAATGCGTATTTAAAAGCACGCTATCATTAGCCGCGCACTTGTGTTTCTACTTCTTTTAAAATATCATCATATTTTGTTTGTATTTGCGCTTGTGTTTGCTCTTTTGTTGGTGTATCTGGCGCAGTTTCTGGCTCTTTAGAATCTGGCTTCTCTGGCTCTTTCTCTGGTGTTTCTGGTGCAATTTCTGGCTCTTTTTCAGGCGCTTTCTCTGGCGTTTTAGAATCTGTCTCTGTTTGTGTCTCTGGCGTTTTGTTAGTTTCAGGCTGCGCCACTTCAGGCGTTTTATTTTCCTCTTTTATTTCAGGCGCGGGCGGTTCTGGCTCTACTTTGTTTTCAACTTCAGGCGCACTCTCTTTCTCTGGCACTTTGTTTTCCTCTTTAGATTCGGGTGCTGGCGTTTCAACTTCAGGCGCTTTCTCTGGCGTTTTGCTATCAGGCTCTTTAGATTCAGGATTTTTAAGCGCGTGTGCATCGTTTAAAAGTTTGGCATATTGCGCAAAGTTTGTATCATCAATTTGCGCAGATTCTAAGCTTTTTAGCACATTTTCGCGCCCTTTTTGGCTCAAATTTTGCTGCGCGCTTACAAACTCCACAAATGCATTCACACTACTTATTTTTGCCATTTGCTCATCTGTAGCATGCTCAATGCACAGGCGCATATACACGCCTGCTTGCCCTAAGCTTTCAAGTTTTTGTTCAATTTGCTCTTGTGTCATTTTTTTCACCTAAAGATAAAATTTAGGTATTTAACGACAAATCCCGCGCATAAAAAAGGGGTAAAAATGCATTATTTACTTTTACTATCATGTAAAAAATCGCGCGTAGTTTTACTAAGCGCTTGCGTTCTATCTTTTACTATTTCATTGCGCGCGGCACTTAGAGCTTGTGTGTTGGCAATATGCGCTTGCGCTTCATATTTTTTACTTTGCGCTTGTGTTTGGGCAATATCAGCTTGCATTTGAGCTTTTTGCATAAATGCTAGCTCGCTTTGGGCTTGCTCTTGTGCTTTAGCGCTTTCTTGTGCATTTTTATCAACTGCTTGCAATACTTCCTCAATATCCTCCGTAATTTGAGAATCTACATCTTTTAGCATGAGAGGTAAAAGCTGCGTAATAATATCAGGGCGCACATTAGCAATAGTTTTTAGCATTTCACTCCAGTGGGCGAATCGCTCCTCACTGCCTTGCTGCTTTAATTGTGTTTTATACACTAGGTCAAATACGCCGATTTTTAGCGTATTTTGCGGATTTGTGTTGATATTAAAGTAGCGCTCGCCGCGTTTTTTATCAGTGATTCTAAACACTTGCTCTTTAGTGTAGTAATGCTCCATAAGGGCTAAAACCTTCTCATACATCAATCTATCAGCATTGTCTGCGCTATTTACATAATATTGCAATCCCAAAAGTCCTGCTTCACGCCTTTGGGCAATGGCAGTGCCGCTTTGTCGATTTGTAGCCATAGCTAGGGCTTCATCATTTAATCCGCTTATGATTTTAGCAATATGCCTTTTTTGCTCACTCTTAGCATTTAGAGCTTGAATGTCTGCATGATGCTGGATTAAATTGTATTTTATTCTCCCTTAAAGCTCCACTTCGCACGCCAACTACAGCATTATCCTTAGTAATTTCATTAAAAAACTCCTCACTATCCTCCACAGCATCGACTTCATAGAGTGCTTTAGTCGTGCTTAGCATATTTGCCATTTTTACTTCTGCAAAATTAATATAATCTTGTATAGGCTTTAAATCTCTAAAGATTCCATACCAATTATCTTTATGGTCAATATTATACTTTGCTACGATAAAAGGGTGGATATTTGGTCTAAAAGGCTTAATCTCATAGCTATAGATTCTATCATTTGGATTCCAAATGTAGCGATTCCAGCTATAGCCGCAAGCCTCACTATCATTTAGCTCTTTTACCCAAGTTTCAATGATAAATGCCCGCTTATCCACCAAATCATTTTTAGACAAATAAATATCTTTAGTTTTAAGCAAAATTTGCGCTTGCGTGAGGCTAATATTTTGCTTTTTATGGAATCTACTTGCATCTAGCGCATTTTTATCCACACTATAGCTATCCACTAAAAAGCTTTGTGTGGGGATAGATTTAAGCGATATAAAATAATTTTGCGCACTATCTTTATTAATCCATAGTTCCACCACGCTCATACCCATAAGCAAGTCAAAATCACGCTTATAAATTTCTTTTTCATACTCACTTTGCTGGTTAAACACACGCAAAAGGTCGGTTAAAACACTGCTTAATGCTCTATCCTCCTCCTGCCTACCGCTTACTTTGATTTCAGTAGCACTTTGTAATTTATAGCCCAAAATCTTATCGCAAATCATTTTATAGAGATTTTCATAAATAGGTATCTGCCCTCTAGATTCTAATTTTTGCAGCTCTAAAGTATCAAATTGACTTCCATGATAGTATTTTTTAGCCTGTTTGTATTCCTCTATGCTTTTATAATTGCTTTGCTCATCAAGCTCTAGCATAGCATTTAGCTCACTTAAATTTAGCATTAAAACTCCGCCTTTGTGTAGAGATTTGTCGGCGCTTGAGATTTGTTTATAAGCGCACGCAAGTTGTTTTTTTCAAGCTCAAATTCAGTCCTAAAAGCCTGCAGCTTAGCTATATTTTGCGTATGTGTTTCTATAAGTAGCACATCGCACAAACTTCCTAAAGCTATGGCTTTATTAAACATAAAATCAAGCCCTAATTCATCATCACCGCTTTGCAAAAGCGGCATAAAAAAGCTAGCAATAAGCTTAAATTCAGCCCTTTTGTGCGGATTCTTAGCAATATTATAGATATTTTTGCGCAGATGATATAAGCAAGGCTCTGTGTGCCTTAGAGCCATTTTTAAGCTTTTATAGCCCAAAGGCGCGCCATTAAGCTTGCATTCATAAATCACAGCAATTTGCAAAGGCAGGCTAAAAGGCTCATCGCACACCTCTTTTTGCAATGCATGCACATTTTGAGAAAACTCGCTAATAAGCTTATTGCGCACAAGGCTTAGTATTTCAAGCAGTTGCCCTTGAGAAAAGCGCAAATCATCAAGCTTCTCATCTCTTAATAAACTTCTTAAGATTAAAAGCGCATTAGCCGCGGGATTGTCCATTTACTGCCTTTGAGTGGGTAAAAGCACCACTAAAGTGCTTTCTTTCTCGTTAGAATCCGCCTCTTTTGGTTTTTGCTCTTCTTGTGGATTGTTTGGCGTTTGCAGTTTTTTAAACCAATTACTTATCTTTGCTCCAGTGGTAGAGCTATTCATACCTTGCGCGAAGGCTTTTGCTTTGTTTTTATCTACTGCCATTTCTTTTTGCGTTGGCTTTTGGGCTAAAAATGATGATTATTCGCGCGTGTTTTGGTCATTTGCGTTTAGCAAACTCCGCGCTCACACTTGCTCTAAAACATCGTTTTTATCTCCAAAATCCTGCCGCGCCCTGTCGCATAGCAAAACGCAGCTTTTTACGCGCTCCTTTCATAATTTTGGTGCATTTTTGCTCAAATTCACACCATAAAAAAGGGGTAATTTAAAAATTCCACGCCACGCGGCGAGTCCCACCATTTAAGAGGGGTCTATGCTGCTTACGCACCTTTATGCTTACAGGCATAGGTGCGCGCACTGCTGTGTGTGCGAGCGCACTAGCGATACAATCAATGCAATCATCTTTCCTAAAAGGTTTTGCGGGATTAAAGTGTAAAAGCTCCTTTTTTATCTGCTCTAAACCCCTAGCGCCGTGTAAAAAGCGCAAAAATCCTGTGTTGTAGTAAGGTTTTAGCGCCTTAATTTTCTCAATTTTGCTCACTTTGCGGCTTGGCGCGTAGGAAGTGATGAGATTTGTGATGATATTTTGCCCTTTTGCTTTTAAGTTTGTATTAATTTTAATAATCTCCTTTTGCAGCAGCCGCTCTAAAATCAGCCCACCCCCCTCACTTTCGATAAACACCTGCGCTTTGGGGAATTTCAGCATCAATTCTAGCAAGTTTCTTAAACTCTCCTCCTCGTCCCAAATGCCATAAAGGCAGTCTTTTATCGTGTATGCCTCCACGCCTTGCAAATTCTCTACGCCCACCACCACCATAGCGCGATTATCCGCTGCTCTATCCAAAGAAATGGCATAATCCACAAAAATATACTCATTATGCGCGCCTAGCTCGTATGAGGGGATAATTTTAAAATGCACACTTTCAAAAAACCCTGCCTCGCTAGTTTGCGGCTCTTGCAAATACTGCGTGCTAAACTCATCTTCGCCCATTTGCGCCCTTAGGCTTGCTAGCTCGTTTGCATTATGCCGCGCGGGGAAAAGCGGCTCATTTGCAGCCCTTTCATAGCAAAAAGTGCCGATTTTGTAGCTTTGTGGTGCATTTTGTAGCGCTTTTAGCTCTATTTTTTGCCATTTTGCTATAATTTCTGGTGCAAAATTGCGCCTATCTAATAAAAATCCGCATAAATCCTCATCACCTAGCCTTTGCATTAAAATCGTAATATTACTTTGATTATCCTGTAAGCGCGACAGCACGCTCTCTTTAAAGTTTGCATTCACGCGACTTCTCTCCACTTTTGAGCTCATATCTGCTACTTTTATGGGGTCATCAATTAAAATTTGATGCGCGTGAAATCCTGTGATAGCCGATTTTAGCGTGGTTACAAACAAGCCTCCGCCCTCTTTTAGCACAAATTCATTAGCATTATCTTGCAAAAACTCCGCTTTTTGCCTAAAAACCTGCGTCCAAAACGGGCTTTTAATCAAATCGCGCACTTGATTATTAATCTTGCGGCACAGCTCATCGCTATAAGAAATGTAGATGAATTTGCGCTTTCTATCATTCCCCAAAGCCCACGCGATGAAGGTTCTAGCGATGATTTCAGTTTTGCCATAACTTGGCGGCATGTTTATCATCAATCTTGTAATAAGTTTTCGCGCCTGTGTTTTGCGCGGATAAAGTATATCTTTATCCGCAATAAAATTAAATTGCGCTTTATGCGCGACCTTAAAGGCGTCGTCGGGGTGAGGGGTGTGCCGGGGAGAGGGAGCGACTTCGCAATTCAAGCCCCTCCCCCCTTGCCAAAAAGAAAAGCTAGAGTTTATATGTGCAGGCGCGAAAGGTAAGGGCGCGAAAGGTAAGGGCGTGTGCGCGCAAAAGTTGGGTGCGAATTCTGTTATATTTTGTGGAGGATTTTGTGGATTGAGCGCGGATTTATCTTTATTTTGCGCATCTTTTGGCAAAGTATGCTCCAACACCTTGCACAAATAATCAATATGCCAATTATCCAAAAAAGGCTTTTGCTCATAGCGCTCCCACTTGAGTGTGAGAAAGTATTTTAAATCCCTGCGTGCCTTTACGCGGCGTGCTTCCTCTAGTTTTAAAGCCTTTGCATTAAAGTTCATTGTTGCGCACCGCGGCAAAAATTCAAATCCCGCTCCAAACCCTCAGCATAAATCAACACTTCTTTCAAATACTTTATCACACTGCCTTGATTTATGGGCTTTGCACGCGCTGGCACATCGCACTTTGTAGGCACATACACAACTTTATCCGCACACCCGCACAAAAGCAGTAGCGCGGCAAACAAAATGATATAGCACATAAAAATTTGGCGCATGAGGGCTTCCTTTAGTGATTTTAGCGTATTTTGCGCCTAAAAATGCCATAAAAAAAGGGGTAATTAAAAATTTTTGAAGTAAAATCATCTTGTGAGGCGCGTTACTTAGTGAATAACGGCTTCACTAAGGGTGCGCCTCCAATCCAAAAGAAAGGAGGTTCAAAAATGCAAATCATCGTAATTGCAGCACTCCTGTGCGTAATTATAACAAAATTATCTTAATTTTGTTACTTTAGGGCAGATTTTAACGGCAAATCTGCCCCCGTAGGCGATGGTTTCCCTTGTCGTTTTACTTTCTAGTGCGCCAAGCTCTCAATGGCTTTTATCTTTCTAGCCACTCTTTGCGCATATTCCTTTGCCATAAGCGGCTGCGCGTTAATCCACGGGGGATTGAGCGCTTTTAAAAATTCAAAGCAAAAAGCCTCATCTTTGCCCTTGCAGTCCGCATAATCAAAAAAGCAGCAGCCCAAATTGCACAGCGCACGATTATTTTCTAGCAACAATAAATAATCTTTAAAATCACACACTTCGCCCACCTCACTTAGATACCCTTCAAGTGCGTTTAGATAAATGGCTTTTGTCTGACTTTTCTCGCCTAGCGCGGCTTTTAGCTCTTTAAAAGCCTGCAAAATTAGCTCATCATTAATAAAATCGACCTCTTTTTGCTCCAAAACCACGCATTTTACGCCCAAAATTGTCTTTACTTGCATATTTTACCTTTTTTCATAGATTCCTAGTGCTTTTTCAAACTCCGCTAGCTTGCTTTCACAGCTCTCCACCTCGTGTTCGCTCATCACCGATTTATATTTCTCGCGCGTGAAATTATTTAAGCTCTCCGCATCGCAAGCATAATTTTGCGTATCTAGCTCTAGTGCTTTAATTTGCGCATTTTGCACATTGAGAAGCGTATCAATGCGCGCTAGCTCTTTATTTAGGCTTTGATTCTTAAAATACAAAAACACATTCCCGCACACAGAGGTAAAAAGCAGCACCAAAAACCCCAAAACTAGCCCTATAAACATATCAAGTCTCATACTTTTTACTCTATCTCTTTAACTTTAATTTTAAAATTCTCAACGCCCTCTTTTAGCACAAAGTCATAAAACTCTTGACAAGCTAGCGTGCTTTGCGCGCCTGTGCCATTTTTGTTATCCACTTTGTTTAAAAGCAAGCACGCGGCTGTGTCCTGTGGATAATTGCCTATATGTATGTAAATTGTGCGATTTTCAAAGCTAGGCAAATCGGGCGTATAAAGCAAAAGTCCGATATTTTTAAAGCCGTATTTTGTGTAGCGCTCGTGGTATTTGGATTCGACTTTATCGCTCCACGCGTTAAAATCGACATTTTTATACGCTTGTGGCAAGCTCACTTTGGTAAAACACCACTTTATCCTATAAGTGCGCGGCATTATGCGCTTGTCTAAGTTTGGCGTGTCGGTAGATTCTCCGATATTTTCCACCACAAAGCACCGCCATATCTCTTTGCCATTATCATCACGCACGACAAATTCGCCGATTGTGCTATCCTCGATTTTTTCAACATTTGGCTTTTTTATGTTTTTGTATTCTTTTAGCCTCTGAAGTGTTACATGATACATATTTTTATCACCCTTTCATAATTTTGGCGCATTTTGCGATAAATTCACGCCATAAAAAAGGGGTAAATAACTAACTATCAAGCTCTCTAATTAAACTCTCTAGCTCCTCATTGCTCAAATCCTCTAGCCTTTTATTTGCGCTATTTGTGCTGTTTATGGTTAGATTTTTGCCATAAATGGCACTCTGCAAGCTCTCATACATTTTGCCCACTTTCTCTGCGCAGGCTATCACCATAGCGCGCTCTTGCGCATTTTTGGCATCACGCGCAATTTTTAGCAAATTATCCTTTGCCACCGCGCTTAAAAGCGCTAGATTTTTGTGAATATGCTCCAAACTCATCACGCGCAAAAGCAGCTCCTCCGTGCTAGAGGCTAGCAAATTATCTAAAAGCAAGCTATCTAGCTCATTTGCGCACTCGCCAAGATTATGGCGTATCTCATCTTTTATGTTGTCTTTGGCAATTTGTAAGGATTTTGTGATGTTTTTGCGCACGATGTCCTCTTTTAGCACCTGCACATTTTCTATCGCGCTGCCCATTTGCCAGCCCTCACTTTTCACCCAGTGCGCTAGCGTGCGGTAGCTCATTTGAAAGTGTAAAGCCACCTCTTTTATGCTTAGATTATGCGTTTTATAAAAAATTTCTATTTCTTTTTTGTTGTGAATTGCCATTTTGCCCTCTTTGTGGATTTTAAAAAGGTTTTATACAAATTTTATGATGTGCAAGCGCGATTTTATGGGATTTTTACAGAATCTAAAGGGGTAAAATAACCTGTAATTATTTCATTGAATTTAGATTCTAAACATTAGAAATATTAATTTTGTGGGATAGGATAAGGGCATTTAATAATTTTGCCAGTTTTTGTAGTGTAAAAATCTCCCAAAAAACTATTTTTAAGATGCTCTATTTTTATCTTTGATTTTTTATCTATAATGCTATCAAATCCATTAACTTTACGCTTTCTTGGGACTACAAGATGAATCTTAAAGGCATTATTTTTAGCTACATTAAGTGGCGGTATAAGGTCAGTATCCCCGCTAATAAGCTGTATAATTTCCGCTTTATTTCTATAAATATCATTCACTATATGCACGGCGATATTGACATCTGTTTGCTTTTCCTCGTGCTTTATAAATGTATGTTTGCAATGCGTGCAAAATACTTCCTTTGTCTTAAAGCTACCCTCTATAACATCTATGCCTAAATCTTTTAAGATTTCTACAAATGCTAAGTGCCTTTTATGTGAATGTGGCTTCCAAGTGGGATAAGCAGTAAAAAATTTTAATGAAATAATTTCGTCATTTTTTGATAAAAAAGTCTTAGATAATTTAAATAGATTCTGCCATTTCAAATACGAAAAATCGTCACCCAAATCCTTTATTGAATGATAAAGATTAAATCCATCTACATAAGTCAATACTCTCAAAACAATTCCTTAAAATCCCCAGCCGCATCTGCTAAGCTAGGGGCTTCATAGGCTTAAAGCCTACAAAGGAAGCAAAAACATTGTAACATATTTCTTTTTACAGCCAAGCAAGATTTTATATTTTAGAATCTATTTTGTCAAAAAGTAACTTTTCACAACATTTTAGCTATTTTGTGGTCCATTGTTTTCTCCTAACCTCCAAACTCTCAAAATCAAATAATTCTAATAAATATTCAAGCCGCCCTTGATTTATATCAATCTTTGCCATTTTTATCCTCTTGTGCGCAAGTCA